AGCAGGGAGGAGATAACTAGCAAATTCAGATTTCGTATGCCGAGGTGGCATATTGATAATAAGTCTCTTACACGTGCCATTTGCTACCTCCTCGAATGCGGCTGCCATCTCTTTGTGGTGGCGTCCTTCTATGAATGTAGGCCAGACCTTCTTCACGAAGGGCATGAACCTTACCTGTGCTAACTCTTTACCTTTGAGGTTCTCTAGTAACTCTAAGTCTTCTAATAGTTTTAGCTGCTCCCCTTCTGGAAGCAGGTGGATCACCTGTGCGATGTCCTTGAGCGAGACGGTATCGAGGATGCTACTCATCCTTCTTTACCTCTACTGGCGTACCCATATCCACAATCCCCAGGACGTCATCTAAGTTGTTTGTGTTCACCGTATTTTCGGGGGTAATGTCTTTGGCATTCAATAGGCGCTTAACCCGCTCCTTGATCGCCGTCTCTAAGTCGGATGAATTCTTGTAAGTCACGGTTACTTCGGATCGCTCTGTAAATAAGGCTATATCCGAGTGCTTGCCTAAAAGCTCCAGGGCTTTCAGTTCGAACCGAGGGTCCCCACAGTTGGCTAGTTCTAGTAGCTTATTAGTAAGTGCCGCCCGTACGTCGCTCATCTCTGCTGCGATCCGTCCGCTATATACACGCAAAAACTCCCGTGCAGCAAATGCAACGGGTGGGCTACCTAGGGCATTCTTGTCCTGAGTCTTAACGGCTTTTTCTAGGAGCTCTGCTGTTTTTACCGCGTCTTCTGGGGAAATCTCAGGTGGCGGGCCTAGCTGGTCTAGGAGGTCTTGGGTATTAGATACCACCGCTATTTCTTCGGCAAAAGACGAAGTTTGGGCATCCGCCATGTTATACGGCGGAATATGGTCCTTAGTAGGCTCAATATTAATTGTCATTGCAGGGCGTAATGCAAGTGTGTAGCGCTCCAGTTTTGTGAACTATATCACATGAAATTTAAAAGGGGTACTTACTTGGTTAATCAATGTATGCGAAGCATGAACGACGGTCGCTTTCCCCCAGTGCCCTCACGTGAATAAGAACAAGAAAATTATATTTGAAAAATATACCCCCCGGGGGGTATGCAAATAAAAAAGATAGGGGGTGGGTTCCTATGTTCCACGTGGAACAAAGCTTATGGATATTTAAGTAGGGGGAGGGGGGTTAAGGTCCTTAAGCTTCGAAGCTTAGGTAACTATTTTAAATCGTTGTATCTCTTGTGCAAATTAATGAGTATAGGTGGACGGGACTCCTACTTTTTAAATTTGGGGTGGTGGGGTCGCTTGGATTCACTAAGCCTAACATTGTTAGGGGGTGGCTATTTATTGTTTCTATTTTGTGTTACAGATGTGATTATAATGGACTCATGCAAACGGGAAACAGTTTGCATCTGACCTAGCAGACCTAGGTATTTAAATGGAGTTAATCAAATGGTAAACGCAAACTTACAAGAGTTAATCGACAATGCTCGTGCCAAGGTAATCGGGCAATACGAATCTACTTATGGTGCTAATGTGGATTACGCTAGATTGCTGAATGAGAACTGGGCTTTCGACTGGTTCGACCTGAAGCACAATGATTCAAGCGATCAGGGTAAAGCGGTTAAGGCTGAGGGCGATAAGTTCCGCAAAGGTATCAAGGGCTGGCACAGTAACCCTAGCGTTGCATGGAAGCAGATTCGTGACCATGCTCGTGCTGATCGCTACGGCAAGCCAGTAATCGAGAGTGCCGAGGGCGAGGGCGCTGAGGGTGAGGGCGAGGGCTCTGACAATGCCAAACACAATCGCAGTCCCGAATTGCGTAACATGGAGGAGTTGATTGTGTTATTCAAGTTCAACCGTCGGCAGGAATCACTCAGCCCTAAGTTGCAAAAAGTCCAGTCGCATATCTCTAGCGCATTGATCGAGATGGGCGTTGATCTGAATATGATCGAGGACTAACATTGTTAGGGGGGCGCGAGCCCCCCATTTAAAAGGAGTTCAAAATGTATAAACCAAAAGGCAGTTGGGTAGTTGAATGGGTAAGTAATGGCGTAACACATATTAAATGTTTTTATTACGAATTATCGGCTCAGCAGTTTTGTGACGATCTATATAACGAGTGTCTTATACCTGCATCAGTAAGACCAATTTAAACCGAATCCCCGAAAGGGGATTTTCTTTTGCCCTTGCCCTAACAATGTTAGGGCTTTTTTGTTTCCATCATTTCGGGGAAATGATAGTTCTTAGAGGGGTGGTAGCCCATAGCGTAGGAATGGCAAGAAGCAAGGTATTGGAAATGATAGTTCTAAGAAGGGTGGTAGCCCATTAGGGCAAACCTAACAATGTTAGGGACTTGCAAAGCATTTTCTTATAATGCATCGTTTAAAATCAAGGACTTGCGTGTATTATAAGAAAACCAAAACAAGAATCTTACAATACAAAAGCCTTTAGAATCAAGGACTTACAAGCGTTTTTGGGGGTATTATAAGAAAAGTCAGAAAATTGAGTGAGCAGGGTCAGAAAGAGCCTTCTGCGCAGTTCTTTTCTTACATTAGCAAAAGGCAATTCTCGGGGGGGCTATACTCTTTTTCTAATAATCTTATTTTCTTATATTATATATATTTCTACCCGCCAAGCCTTTGCCTACGGGCTTTTATATTATTAGAAATATTGTAAGAAAACCTTCCACTTTTCTTAAATTACCCCCAACTTTTCTTAAATTACCCCTCGTTCGGAGATTTCCCCCATTCTCCCCAAAAAACTTGATCTGCTCATACTAACTGTGTTACAATGTAGGTATAGTGAAATATTAGTTGTAGTTCGTAGTTTTTTTGTAACCGCCCTAACAATGTTAGGTTCTTAATATTCAGAGCATGCTCTGATTCGTGGGTTTATGGAGGTAATCATGAAGTTCTTTGATAGCGATGTATTTGCAGTTCTTTTGATTGTGTTCACCGTTCTGTTTGTTTTGGTTCATCTTGCGTTGTTTCATTTTGGTTAAGGAGACCTAACAATGTTATATGGCTTTGAATGTGAATGCGGTGAGGAAGTAGATGCAAGGCGCATTGCATTGGGGTACAACCTTTGCCTTAGTTGTGGCGAGAAGGAAGCAAAGAAGCGCAAGTTTGTTGTGCAAATACCATACTCGAAAGGCGCATACCAGTATATTCACAACCCCCAAGACTTGTGTTACACCAACCCAAAGAGGACTACATGACGGAGAAATCACAACCAACCCTGTACGAAATAGCCCTAGTCAAAAGCTACATCTTTACCCAAGAGTACAACCCCATATCGGGGCAGGTGCAAGACAGGGATGGGTATAGGTTTCTCAAAGAGGGGTATATCGACGGGTTTTTAGCAGGATTCGCATACCGATTAACAGGGGGAAATGATGACTAGCCATTACAAAGGTATACGCATAAGTGAGTTGCTTGAGGACATAGCCCGTCTGCAAGAGGTAATCGAGCAGACTAGAAACGAAGTGGCAAATGCTGATGAAGCAATGCAAGTGGTGGCTGGCGAAGCAACGCTAGCCATAATGAAAGCAAAACTAACCGCATTACAGGGAGATTGATATGAAGATTGAGGATATTGACTTAGATGCAAACGATGCACTTGTGGACTTTCTGAACGAGTGCGAGATTGATGAGCAGGATGCAGAGGAGGGCGGTAGGTTCTTTGTGGAAGGGTTCAATCGTGGGCAAGAAGCAATGCGGCAAAAAGTCCTAACATTGTTAGGTCTGATGGCAGAGGAGGAGTGATGGGGTACAGATCAGATGTGGCTTTCTGCTTATCGGTAAATACATACAGGGAGAAAGAGGGTGGGGAGTGGATTTACGACAAGGCTAAGTTCAAGGAGATGGTCGGGTTCTTCAAGTTATCCAAGTTCTACGAGGAAGCAATCGACCCCCAATACAACCTTATCAAAGAGAACAACCTTGGCTGGCAGAAGGGAGAGATTATCTTTTATGCCGAGAACTGGAAATGGTACAGCGACTACCCGATAGTCAAAGCGTTCGACGAGATGTGGGAGAGCATGCAAGACATCGAGGGTATAAGCGGATATGTCATGCGAGTGGGTGAAGGGGATGGAAATGAGCCTGATGTAGCGACGGATGAGTTCGGGGATGACCCGCAGTATTCCCATTTTGGGGCGCATACCAGCATGCATCTTAACGACGACGAAACACTAGGTGTAACACAAACAGACGAGGAGAAGTAATCATGTACGGGAGTCATAGGAACTCAGGCATTCATAGCCTTGCCAATTACAAGGAAGCATTGCACAAGTGGGAATCAACCAAGCCGATTAGGGGTAGGGCAGAAGATGTGCGCCCACTAGGTAACAGACGGCAAGCAGACCAGTACAAGATCGAGTTGCTACCCGAGGGGGGTGTGGCTTGTATTCTATATAGGACACCAGTAGTAACCTTCTACGAGAATGGGGATGTGTGCATCCGTCATGACGGGTGGAACAGTCAATCAACCTGCCACTTCATTGACGAGGTGCTATGGGAAGTGCGTAGTCGCATCTTTGCGAACAACCTGTTGATTAGTTTCAGAAGCAACCCAAGCGAGGAGTTCACCATCCCTGAGGGTGGCTTATTCCTAAGGCGCAATGGGCAAGGCTTTACTGCAACCAATGTGCAAGCGCATGTGGTGCATGTCATAGATCGGAAGGGGGCTAACAATGTTAGGGCTAGGTATGCGGACTTCACCAACTACCTTAGTCGCATGTGTAGGCTCAAGGGTAACAGTCTGTATTTAACAGGCGATATGAAGGAAGTGTTTGGGGTAACTGAGCAGGGGCATCTTGCTATACCCCGTAGCTTAGTAAACCAGTACTACGACAACTGGGTGGTGGGGGTAAAAACATTCCATGCGTGGATTGCGGATACCAACGCAGAGACACAGAACGACTCTTACTACAAGGCTCTATTACATATGGCTTATTCCTTTGGCAATGAGAAGTGGGATGGGACTAAGATACGGGGCTATGTGTTACATGAGAAGCAAGCCATAACAGGGCTTGATAACCTGCTGATCGGATTGCATCGTTCGGAGATTCTCAAAGAGAAGGTGTTACCCCTCGGTGTAGTGCGGAGAGATTCGTATGGGACATTCTTTAGACTAGGGTGGAGACGGCTATACGAAGAAGCGGTCTAACAATGTTAGGTCGTTCGGAGAAATATGTAACTCTGCCTAGAATACTTGATCTAGGTAGTATTGTATGTTACAATATAGTATATATTAAATGATGTAAATGTATCAAAGAGTCGTAAGTGGTGAATCCCCCCTAACATTGTTAGGTCTAGCGTAGTAGCAGTAAGTATCTTTAATCGGCAGTAAGTAGTACCGTTAATCAACAAGGAGAATCAAAGCATGGCTGAACTAAATTTTGGCAAGACCGTAACGCTTGCCCAAGCATCAAACATTATTCTTTCGACCCCAATGAATCGCTACTTTTTACGGGGTGAACCTGGCATCGGCAAATCGTCTCTACTTAAGACGCTATCAGCAAGTCTGCCTGAGCATGAGGTGTCTTACATTGATGTACCCAACATGGACTTGGGTGACATCGCAATGCCTGTCATTGATCGGGAGACAAAGACTACTGCCTACTACCCTAACAGCAGATTCAAAATCCATCTGGGTAAACCCGTCATAACAATGTTAGATGAGTACACCAAAGGTGCAGACCCTATTAAGAACATGTTGCACCCCATGCTTGAGGTGGCAAACCCTCGGCTCGGTGACATCTCATTGCACCCCGATAGTATTACTTTCCTAACAGGTAACCTCGCAAGTGACGGCGTGGGCGATAGCCTTAAGGCTCACAGTATGAACCGCATCATCCCGTTGCATGTAAGTAAGCCCGATGCAGACCAATGGATTGAGTGGGCAATCGAGAATGATATTGCCCCCGAAGTAATTGCGTGGGTAAAGCAGTTCCCTCATGCACTAGCCTCGTACCTTGACCCAAGTCAGTCGGACAACCCATACATTTTCAATCCAAAGAAAGTGCAGATGGCATTCGTATCGCCCCGTTCACTCGAGCGAGTATCTAACATTGTTAGGGTACGGGCAAAGCTAGATAGCGATAGCCTGATATGTGCAATGACGGGTGCGGTAGGCGAAGCGGCAAGTCGGGATATGCAAGCATACATAGAGTTCGCAGACCAGCTACCTACATGGGAGTCGATCATTGCCAACCCAAAGACTGCGCTTGTACCTGAGTCAGCAGGGGCATCTGCAATTATTGTGTTTGGTGCAATCTCGAAGGTGGATAAGCAGACCATGCCTAAGTTCATGGAATACATTGAACGGTTCGCCCCCGAGTGGCAAGCATGCTTTGCTATCAACATTGCGAAGTCTACAACCAAGCAACAGATTGCTTTCAGTTCATCGAAGTTTGCTGATTGGGTGCAACGCAATGAGGACTTACTGTAATGGCACTCGGCAGACCGAAGAAGCCCCCGTTGGCAGAAGTAGATCGCATTAGCAGAGAAAGGGTAAGACAGATACAAGCCCGAGCCCTCGGCAAATTGCGTAGAGCATTGTTCGCTAAGGGGTACAGAGCAGAGGATTTTTTTGATGAAGCAAAACAAGGAAGGGGCTAACAATGTTAGGCACTAGCGAAGTAGTAGTAAAGGACAAAGAGGAACGCAGACTGAGCAAGGTAAAGATTGCAATCATGCGTAACCCTAAGTTCGCATTGTGGTCAGGGCTCATGACGGTTGGTAAAACTAGCGTATCAGAAGATGTACCAACAGCATGCACTAACGGTAGAGACGAGGTGTATGGTCGTGAGTTTATTAAGTCGCTTGATGATAAGGAGTTGGCATTCGTGGTGTTGCACGAGACCTTGCACAAAGCGTACCGACATCTGACAACATGGCAGAAGTTGAATGACGAGAATCACCAGCTTGCTAATCTTGCTTGTGACTATGTGATTAACCTGCAACTAAAAGACATGGACAAGGATGAGTTGTTGATCGCTATGCCTAAGCGTGAGGGTAAGGCGATAGGTGCAGTCGATGAACGATTCCGCGGGATGCACACTAAGCAGATATTCGACATTCTCAAAGACGAAGAACCCGAGGGTGGGTACGGGGGTGGGGGTGAAGGACTCGATGACCATGACTGGGAAGGTGCGAAGGGACTGAGCGAAGAAGCGAAGAAGCAACTGGAGAAGGAGGTCGATCAGGCTATTCGCCAAGGGATTATTGCCGAGCAGAAGCTAGCAGGTAAGGGTGGTGGTAGTTTGAGCCGAGACTTGCAAGACTTACTCGAGCCCAAGGTGGATTGGCGAGATGTGCTGCGTGAGTTTGTTCAGTCTACATGTAGCGCAAAAGACACAAGTTCGTGGCGCAGGGTGAACCGTCGCTATCTATCGGGTGATGTGTATATGCCTAGCTTGATAGGTGAAAGGGTTGGGCATCTTGTGATTGGCATTGATACGAGTGGCTCAGTAGGTGGTAGAGAACTAGCGGAGTTTTTATCCGAGGTGCAATCCATTGCGAAAGATGTTCACCCCGACAAGGTTGATCTGATCTATTGGGATGGGCATGTTGCAGGGCATGAGGAGTATGGCTCTTCCCAAGTGGATAACATTGTTAGTTCTACCAAACCTGCGGGCGGTGGGGGTACTGACCCTACTTGCGTAATGCGATACCTGAAAGAGAAGGTGATTAAGCCTGAGGCAATCATCATGTTGACAGACGGCTACATAGGGGAGTGGGGTGATGAATGGGAAGCACCTATTTTATGGACTATTGTCGGAGGTAATAAATCGTATGCCCCCGTCGGTAAAACAATTCATGTTAAGGACTAATCATATGAGCAAAGTAATCGTAAGCATTGGGTGGAATAACGAGTTTGTGTTGGATGCTGACAAAGCCCTAACATTGTTAGACCTACTCAAAGATGCAGAGAAGTACCAAGATAAATACAACAAGGATGGGAATACATTTCACATATTCCCCCAAGAGAAAGAGATAGCTACTCTCAGAGTATTGAGTAGCAACATGTACGCAATGGCGAAGTTGGCTGGTAAACCTGAGGAGAATTGATATGAGCATATCATCTAGTGCAGTATTGGTAGAGTTGAACATTAGCGTGTGGACTGCTAATAAGATAGATAAAGGTGCGACTGATACGGTGCTTGCATCTAACTCGGCAAGCAAAGACTCGGCACAGGTGCGGAAGAACTTGATGGCTGGTACGGATAAGCGCAAGAAGATTGCTGACTATGCGGCTAAGGCTAGGCTGTACCACAATCAGACTACGCTGTCGTGGTCGGACAAAGGTGCTAGGTTGCTACCCACAAGTCTGTTCATGGACTACAAGCAGAACATGAATGTGTATCAGCGCAACATGACTACCATGATTGATGACTTCTATACGAACTATGCAGACCTGATTGATCTAGCGAAGCATCACATGGGTGATCTGTTTAACCCTAATGACTATCCAAGTATCGAGGAGTTGCGTAACAAGTTTGGATTCCGATTGGTATTCTCTCCGTTGCCTGAGGGTGGGGATTTCCGTCTCGATATTCCAAAGGCAGACATGGAAGAACTCGGTGAGCAGTATGAGTCAGCGTTTAACGACAGGCTCAAAGATGCTATGCGTGAACCTTGGGAGAAGTTGCATAAGACTCTTATCCATATCTCAGAAAAGCTAACTGAGGTTGAGGGTGATGACGAGACCAAGAAGCGGTATCACGACACCCTGATTACAAATGCTCAGGAGTTGTGCGGATTGCTTACGCATTTGAATGTAACGAAAGACCCGTTGCTTGAGAATGCCCGTCGTTCCCTCGAACTAACAATGTTAGGGGTTGATATTGATGCTATCAAGGAAAGCCCTGATGTGCGTAGTAGCGTAAAGGCAAAGGTTGATGACATTCTTAAGAAGTTTGATTGGTAAACAGGAGAGTAATTAAATGACATATGCAAACATTGAATTGAAAGAGCATGACCGTTGGGGTAAGGGCAAGGTGCAAGCTACCCTCGACCCGTTTATGAAAGGCTTTGTTGAGCAGTTAGCACTCAAGTATCCGCAATGGACATTCGTGGAAAACGGAGTAACAAGCGACATGAGTAAGAATACTTATGAAGCGCATTCGTTCAAGGTTATGGATAAGCGAGAAGTCCTAGGCACACTTAGTAAGGATTGGTTTAAGCATGGCTGGCGGTATCAAGTTGATAACCATCGTATCAGTAACATGCGTGAACGGGGTAGTGGCATGAAGACTATTCATCTCGACAAAGCTATAAAGCATGTGAACAAATTGTTTGGCAAGAAGAATGTGCATGAGAAACTTACCGAAGCTAAGCAAGCAGTATTAGGTGCTATGGGTGGGGCGGCTAGTCAGAAAGAATGGCAGTTGAGAAACACATGGAGTACATTGACATCCCCTGCACAAGCATTCATAGCTGAGCATTACCAAGAGTTTGCTAGTAGCGTAGTAGATAAAAGTTTTATTAAACAAATAGAGCAGTTACCTACGCAGATGGAAGAGCATAATGCAACGCAACATATGAAGCGTATGTTGGAGAAGAACAACGCTTATGTTGTATTTATAGATGGAATAAATTATTCTGTGCAAAAGGGCGAAGACCCTATTGAAGTAAAAGAAAGTGATGAGTTGCCCGACTTCATGCGTAGGGCGATAGGGCTACTTAAATTAGTTGAGAATAATCAAGTGGTTAACGGTGTAGGCTTGCGTGTTAATGAGTCTACGTTTTTAGTGCTACCCTAACATTGTTAGGTAAAGGAGGAAGTATGTTTAACAAGAAACGACATGTGGTATTAGTTAATGACGCACCCAAGGAAAAGAAACCTGCTATGGCTTTGGATAGAGAATCAAAGTTTAAGTGGACTGCGTGTAGCAACGTAACCGCAACATGGAGAAAGCACGGGTTTGTTCCACCAACCGAGTACCGAAATGATTATTTGTTTAAGTTAAATCGTGAGGCTAATAAACCAAATGAATGAACCGACAAAGAAAGGTAGGGGTAAGGGGGCAAGACCCGCAATGGTTTACTTACCCGTTCGTATCAGTAAAGAGGTATCAGATTTTTTTAGTAAGTACCCTAACAAGAGCGCAAAGATTAGGGAAGTATTAGGTAGCTACGTTCAACAACATGGAGAAACAGATGAGAAAGAAACAAACTAACACCACTAAAGTATTACAGTATGTACAAAAGAACCCCTTTGCAAAACCAAAGGAAGTAGCTAAGGCAGTAGGAGTTCCAATAAATACTGTGTATCAAACAATCTACTTGCGTAAGCGAGATGCAAAGATTGTGGCAAAAACTGCTATAACACCTAAGTCAGATTGGAAGTTGGCATCAGTTAGTACAAGTAAGAAAAGCGTATTCCAGAAACCTTCAACGCTTGCACCTAACGCAGTAGCATCAACGGCTTTGTATGCTGAAGATAAAGTAAACCACCCAAGCCACTATAAGGTAGGTGGTATCGAGACTATCGACTTTATCGAAGCTAAAGGGTTGGACTACCATCTAGGTAATGTAGTTAAGTACATCAGTCGTGCTGACCACAAAGATGAGAAGTTGGTGAACCTTAAGAAGGCGCAATGGTATTTAAATCGTGCAGTTAAAAACTTGGAGAATACAAAATGAAGAAACTAATTATGGGTTTATGTTTAAGTGCAGTAGCCACAGTAGCCTATGCAAATTGTAGGACACAAACTATAACGACATCTGACGGAAAAATGACGGTATGCACCACTTGCTGTTACGGCGGTAACTGTAACACCACATGTTTTTAAGTAATACCTAACATTATTAGGGGCGTTTGATTACGATAGAACTTAGTAGCCTTGTAGATGCAAACAGTTTTATCATCGGCTAGTTGCCCCGTGATTTCCTTGACTAGCTGAATCCAAACTCTGAGGGTGGCAGAGAATCTACATCACCACCCAATTCTCCTCTTGACAAAGTCCAACATCATGTTATCATGGTGGCATGGCACAAACTCCCGAAAAGAAAGTTAAAGATAAATGCGTGAAGCTCCTTAAAGCTCACGACGTTTATTATTTTTTCCCAGCCACTCACGGCTTTGGTCGTAGTGGTGTACCTGATATTATCTGTTGCGTGAACGGCAGATTCCTTGCGGTTGAATGCAAGGCAGGAGTGAATAAGCCTACTGCACTACAAGAAAAAGAAATGGCAGACATCCGTAAACAGGGTGGAATTGCCATCGTAATAAATCAGGATAACCTAACAATGTTAGGTTCTATTCTAAGGGGCTTACTTGACGAGGAGGATATAGATGGCAGATGTTGAAATGAACAAAGGTGTTCAGATATTACTTGAACGCATGAACAGTAACCCTGATGAGTTTGTACCTGATGTACAAGGCAAGTACCCACCTAAGTGGCGAAACATTCTTCTCTCTGTTGAAATGCGAACCAATGGGGGTAAGGACTACAAAGACCAGCTAACCTTTCTAAGCGACGAGGAAGTAAAAGCCCTATGGCATAAGATGCAGGAGTTGCAGGGGGAGCTATTTACTAAACAGATTATGAGTACTCTGCTACAAGATGCAGATGACCAAGAACTATCATTGCTTTCTCGGCAAGTTGCAAGCGGTAGCAAAAAAATTAGCCTTTCGAAACTTGACGTAATGACTGCGCAAAAAACAGGCATGAGCGTAGAAACTTATGCAAAATTAAAGTCAAGGGGGCACATATGAACAAAGGTGTAGAGATTCTTTTAGAGCGCATGGACTCAAACCCCGAGGAGTTTGTTATTAACGCAAATGTTGGAGTAAATAAGTGGGATAGATTGTTACACAACTACGTTGGCGTTCTAGATAAAGAAGATATTGACGCATATCAAGCAAAGCTAAAGCAAGTAGCCAAAGACCAATTTACTAAAGAAGTAATGAAGGAAATACTAGACCCAAAACATGATCTAACCCAATACCTAGCAACAACCACAACAGGAGCAAATTTAGGAACATGGGGTAGTACTACAAGTGCTATCGGTACTTCAGCTTTTCTAGATGCACAAAGTTACCAAACTCAGCAAATGAGACTGCAAGTAGAAGCACAACGAAAAGCCGCAAAGAAGGCAACCCCTAGATGAAAATCTTTTGCATAGACTTTGAGACCTATTACTCTCAAACTTTCTCCCTTAGCAAAATGACGACGGAAGAATACGTTCGTGGCAACGAGTTTGAAACCATCGGGGTAGCGGTGTGCGAACAGGGTGGGGCCCCCCAGTGGTTTAGTGGTACTAAGGCAGACACAAAAAAGTTCTTGGAGGGTTTTGAATTCGACAAGCATCTCGTGGTAGCCCACAACGCTGTGTTTGATATGGCTATTCTTAATTGGGAGTTTGATATAAGACCCAAGGGCATTGCTGATACGCTGTCAATGGCAAGAGCCATACATGGTACTGAGGTTGGCGGTAGCCTTGCTAAGTTAGCCGAACACTACGGGCTGGGGGTAAAAGGCACAGAGGTACTGAACGCTTTAGGCAAACGTCGGATTGATTTCAATGCACAAGACTTGGCACAGTACGGTGAGTACTGCAAGAACGACGTGGTGCTGACGATGGGTTTGTTCGAGGAACTAAGTGCTGGCTTTCCTCCTATTGAGCTACGGCTTATTGACCTGACCATCCGTATGTTTACTGAGCCTAGCTTGGTGTTGGATAAAGAAATATTGCGGAGTCACTTAGAAGAAATTAAAAAAATAAAAGAAGCGTTCATGGCTAGCATTCAAGCAGACAAAGAACAAATCATGAGTAACGATAAGTTTGCTGAGTTGTTAAAAGCATTAGATGTAGAACCCCCACGCAAGATTAGCGCCACTACGGGTAAAGAGGCTTGGGCATTTGCCAAGACCGACGAAGGGTTCAAGGCATTACTTGAGCATGAGAACGAAGCGGTGCAAATTTTAGCGGCAGCGCGTTTAGGAGTTAAGTCTACTATAGAAGAGACAAGGACTGAACGCTTTATTGGTATTGCGGATCGGGGTTTATTACCCATACCACTACGCTACTATGCGGCGCACACAGGTCGTTGGGGCGGTGACGACAAAGTAAACCTACAAAATCTACCAAGAGGTAGTGAACTTAAGTTTGCCATCCGTGCCCCTAGCGGTTACAAGATTATTGACTCAGACTCATCACAGATTGAGGCTAGAACCTTAGCGTGGCTGGCAGAGCAAAACGATTTGGTTGATGCATTTGAAAGGGGCGAAGATGTATACAAAATCATGGCGACTTCTATCTATGGCAAGGCACAGGAAGAAATCACGAAGGATGAAAGGTTCGTTGGCAAGACGACGATTCTCGGGGCGGGGTATGGGATGGGAGCGCAG